TACTAACAACTTGATTGATGGATCTAAAGTTGCTTTCTTTCTAAAATAAAATTTACCAGTTCTTCTATTCTTAAAGACATCATATATCAATTTGTGGATAGTGGTGGCGGGAAACCCCTTATTTCGAAGAACCAAAGAAGCTTTTCCTGTAAATGTTACGAATCGAGTTTTGTCCATTAAATCATTGTTCTCTATAAAATAATTTATGATGCTGCTTTTGCCCACGCCCGCATACCCTGCTATAACAGTTATAGGGTCTTTATTATTAAATTTAGTAGACATTATTTTTATAGCATCACTTTGTTTTTTGGTTAATGTAATCATTTCATCTCCCCTTTTTCTTTCGCTAGAAATTAACTTTGGTACCCACTATCTCATAATCTTCAATGAATATCTGCGCATTTATTTGACCATTAAACACATTTAAATTTGGTTTACCAACGATATCTACAATGCTGTCTGTGTATTCGTTAGGCGCCAGTTCTTCAAAAGCTCCTTCAGGTGCTCTAAATTTAATACAAGGTATGTCTTTAGCCATCAGTTTTAATGTATTTCCTTTCATTAAAAATTTTTTAGTTCTATCTATAACAACATTCTTAAACATTATAAAAGGTTCTTGCAAACCTGTTCCCCAAAACTTTTCCAGTTTAGCTATTTCTAAAATCATGTCTGAGTCTAAGTCTTCGTAATCTATGATAAAATCAACGTCATACTCTTTATGCGCATCACCATAGTCTAAATCCTTATTGGAAAATTCTATGAATTTCTTAAAATTCTCTTTTGTAAATCTAACTCCAAAAGCGTTAGGGTGTCCTTCTGCGAACTCTGCCAAACGGCTGTTAATAACATAGCTTTTAAAATCCTTCATTATATTTGATTCATAGCCTCTTGCAGATCCTTCAATATAACCATCCACTTCGGAAACTACTAGAGCCGGTCTTTTGTATTTGGCTTGCATTTGGTTCGCTATTAAACCATTTAAGTCTTTTGCAACTGTCCCGCCAGTATCTAACGCTATTAAACTATTATTATCTAAATATTCTTGATCTATATATTGCTCAAATATTTTAGCAGCTTTGTCCTGTTCTCTCTTTTGTCTATTTCTAATATTACCAGCTACTCTAACTCCTTGTTCTACTCTTGTTTCAGTATCTCCCGGTTTAGAGCCTCTTTTAGTTGAAGGTAGTAATTCATTAGCAATTTCATCTAAAAAACATTCAAAAATAAAAATTCTCTCTTCATGAGTTCCAACTCTGACAATCGAGTTAATTAATGGGGCAATATAAAATGCTATCCCAGTCGGAGTAACTTCTGGCCCCAGTGAATAAGATTGCTTTTTAACGATTTCTGCTAAAAATATATTTTTATCCTTGGCGTGTGGATTGTTTATTATCTCTAATCCTTTGTCTATTAGTCTCCTAGTTTCAAAAGACCTAACATCCATCATATCTGCAACTAGCCCAACGGCAACCAGGTCTAAATAACTATCTGCAAGTCTATTTGGTTTCTCGATAGAAAAATGATCCATAGCTCGGCATAATTGCCATACAATACCAACACCTGACAAATCTTTATTCTCATATCTTTCTGATAGTTGATTATTTACAACAAGAGCGAATTCACTTTCATAAGGAGCATCGTGATGGTCTAATACTAAACAATCTATGTTTAAGTCTTTCAATATTTTATGTTTCTCATATTCGTTACTTCCAGCGTCTGGTACTATAATTAAATCATATTTGTTCTGATAGATACTGTCTACCATATCCAAACCATGACGCTTTTGATCATGTACTTGATAGTCTATTCTTGCATTGGGATAGTTGGCTCTTAGATAGTTGTACAATAGAGCTGCCGAAGTGAACCCGTCCACATCACTATCTACTTGTATTAATATCCTACTATTACTCTTTAGATGTTTAAACAACATTTCTACTGCGGCTTCCATATTATTTAAATCAAGAAAACTGTTTATATCTGAATCAGTCGTATTTAAATAGGCATTTATTTTATCATAAGGTATTCCTCGATTAGTCAATATTTGCTCTGTGGCGGTATAGTTTGGATTGATTTCATTTATTAAATTTACTCGCATATTTCATTCTCCTCTACAAAAATATTCTGTTATTGTATAAGTATTCGAATACCTCTTTACCTTGATCTACTGGTGCATCTTTGTATTTTAGTTTTGGTTCTTTATCTTTATCAAATAGTACCGACACCTTCACAAAATTATTCATTCTACTTGCGAGTCTTTTTAAAAGATCAACATTCTTTACAAAATTATCGTCTCCTATTTCCTCAAACTCTTTGTCATAAGCAATTATAATTTCATCTATTTTACAAAATTTCTTTATTATCTCTTGTTGCATTAAAGACAATGAACTTCCACAAGTAGCCACTGATATATTGTTACCAGCTCCAAACATTGTCTCGTAATGAAGGACACTCTTCTCCCCCTCAAAGATAATAAGTTTTCCAAGTTTATTAATTGTTTCCAAATTATGATTTAGCCCATACAGATTTTGAGACAAAGGATGTGAATACATTATATTACCTATTCTAATTGGCATATATTTACCAAACATCTCAACATCTTCTTGAGTCATTGCACGACCTCTAATCCCAATTAAATCTCCTTGAATATTGTAATGTGGAATTACAATTTTATGTTCTGTTCCATAATACTTAATACCATACTTTTTCATGGCCTCTATTCCGATTCCTTCTCGCAGCCATGAAGCTGGTGGGATAAAGGACAACCTGTCTAACACTTCACTTTGATAAACTTTGTATTCAATTTTTAAATCTTCCTTTTCACTCATTAAAGTTTTGTAGTTTGCTAGTATTTGTAAATCATCTTTTGTGGAAATTCCTAATTTTGATTTATCGCCTTCAACACCATCAAGGTTAAAAAATCTAGCTATAAAATCCATAGATTCGTAAAAAGTAATATCTCTACCTAGCTCAATGCATTTAATTTTAGATACAAAATCAAATATGTCCATAGTCCCACAATTTGTATAACAATGCATTAAGCCAGTGTTTTCATAATAGTATAACTTTTCAGATCCTCTCCCCGGGCCGTTGTGACATATAGTTTTAGCTATAAACCCAAAGTTTGTGTAAACTGGTTCTCCACCTAGAAAATCGACTAGCTTAAATATGTCATTCATGCTTAAAGCTTTTCTAATTTTCTCCTTGTCATAAAAAGCCATTTACATTCCATCCGTTCTTGAAACTATATTTTTGAAATATTTACACTTAATCTCAACGGAAAAAGGATATTCTATTTCAATTGTTTCATAAATGTTACATAATCGTTTTGTGTATTTACAAATCTCTTTATTGACGCATTGTTTACACAGTGCTTTTATATTAGTCATCAAAGACTCCTCCTTTACTTAACTTCAAATGTATCATCATCTTCTACTATTATCTTATAATTTTCCAATGGTATTACCTTGTAATTATTATCAGTTAAGAAAATAGGTGTCACCCTGCAAATACTCATATCTGCCGAGCACCACAGCTTTGCATTGGCGTGCTGACTTCTTCTATTTTTATAAATATGATACACCAAATTAGGAGTGGCTATTGCCCCTGATGATAATAAGGGTTGCAATGCTTTTAGATCATCATCAGTTACTGGTAAAACAATAGCACCAAAGTCTATTTTGTCTGCTATAGCTTTCGATCCTCTTAACAAGTTCTGATTCCCATTTTTTGAGCTTTCCCAATCCGCATTCAATTGTGTACTAGACAACACAAATATTCCCAATTCATTTGCTATGTCTTTTAACCTTATAGCCAACATATATAATATTTGGTCTTCTCTAAGTCTTATCCCACCAGTTTTTCTTGAAATCTCTTCCATTATTTTTAATGAAGTATGAATATAATCAAATACTACATATTTAACATTTCCATCTATTACATGAGAACGAATCTTATTCTCAACATCATCAAGAGAAAAGTCGTGCATCTCTTCTATCCATAAAGGGCTTCTCTTTATTACTTCCGCGGCATATTTAACTCTATCTTCTTCTCCTGCTAGGTATCTGCCAGTCAATATGCGATTTTCATCTACTCCAGAAATAAAGGCTAACATCATTGTTTGAATCTCGTCTAACTCTTGTTCGGTTGTTATGTATAACGTAGGTTCAGAAGTCCCATTAGGTATCCACTTTTGTTCGTATATATCATAAATTTCATCACAAGCAAAGTTGCAAGCATCGGCGATCATC